AGCGATGATGTTGCTGAACGATGATTGAGGGATGACCAGTTCGCGAGCTTTCTGATATAGCGCATCTCCACGCAGTCCATCTTCTTCGTACAGGCGCATGACGACTGACTCAATCTGCTTAGCCTTGTCATCACTCCACTGACTACGAATCATCAGGCGGCCTATGACGTTGATTGCACCACCAGGGGAATCATCACCGGCGTTAACCTTGCCCCATACCTGAAGCATGTAGTGAACCCATGCTTTCTGGCGGGTGTTGATGGTTTTCTTTGGGTGCTTCCATACACGGCGGAAATGAGCATCGTCTATGAAGTTGACCATGCCGAATATCGGAGTGTGTTTCATGCAGCCTCCGGACCGTCTGGCTTATTGAGCCCCAAGCGATTTACCAGCTCACGGCGACGCTCTGCCAATAAGCTCACAGCTCGTTCCGCATCGGCAATCTGCGCATCAATATCCTTGAGCTTCTCCATGTCTGCGTAACGCTGCCATTTGACTTGCTGGATGTTAGTTACTGAGCACATGTTTTACCTCGACCGCCTTGATGAACCATTAGAACGCCGTTAACGATGGCGTGGTGCTTACATTCATTATCCCGTGCGTAGCGTTTAACTGTGCTTCTGTCGCAGGATAATCGCCGCGCTACTTCTGCGATGTTTCCCCGGGTGTCTACCAGGTGTTCTGGTATTGATTTGATGGTGGGTGTCATGCTGCCTCACTTCTGCTTTCACGCAGGTCTTTAAGCTTCTGCTGATACTCGCCGTATTTCGGCTGGTAGCCATTTGCCTTCTTCCCTCGATGTGTAAGCTTTTCACCGAATAGCGCCTGTTCTACGCTCATGCCTTTCCTGAGCCTAAACAGAATTGTATTTCCGGCGATGCTTACTCTTGGGTCGCGCGACCATTCTGCTGGGGTTTTGGTTTCCCCATTGAACGTGATGGCGTGGCTGCTTTTTCTGGTGTGGGATGGGATGTGAATACGCGATCGCATCACATTGCAGGCATTGCACAGAACTCTGAGATTATCCGGTTCGTTGTTGTTGACTCGATCATCCTTGTGGTCAATATGCGCATTATCCCAGGTAACAGTTTTTCCGCATAATTCGCATGGTGGTAACTGCTCTCCGTACTTTGCATACATAACCTTTCTGTGTTCGTACACACATCCATTTTTCATTGCCAGTGGATGTAGTGGCTCTTTAATCATCACGTATCCCTGGGCGTTAGTAGAGAATCCCTTTCCTTTCCCATGCTTTGTGAGCTCATATGTCCCATATCGCATCATCCTGAAATAATGCTTTTGACATACCTGCTGCTCCATGTATCTACATTCCCGATCGCAATCTTCAATCTTGCACTTCATGCGGCCTCCAGTAGCTCTGTAATCATTGGCAAACTCCCGCACGTCTCAGTAACTACCAGCACTAACATTCCACCTTTAATCGCCTGACAGCGCTTAATGCGCATATCGTCTATCTGGCCGTCATCCAACCAGAAGCCCGCACTGGTGAGTGCGTCAAAAACGGCTTTGGGCAGATTGTCCAAATCTCGTTTGCGGTTATCGGGAGGTGCTGCGTGGATGGTGATTCTGATGCGGGGTGTGATTTTGATGTCTAACTGCTGTTGCTGAATTATTTCTATAACTTCTTTTCGGTATCTCTTTCCCCAATCGCTGATGTAGTGGATGCCTCGTGAGTGTCGCCAGTACCGGTTATTGGATGGCGGCCAGGGTAGCTGCAAAAGATATCTATTCATCTGACAGATAACCTCCCTCCGTTCGCCAATTGCCTGAGAGTCAGCACAATGGCTCTATCCATTTCAGCCCTGCGTTCTTCCCGGGTCATGTCCTTTCCGTTGTCTATGCGCGTATGGCATTGTTCGCATAGCGCCGCCGTTAAACAGTCATCGACCTTAAGTCCTATTCCCTTCCCTTCGTTACGATGTGCCGCCTGAACTCCATATCGACCACACAGAACGCAGCAATCTATCTCCCTGACTGCCTGAAGCCATTTACTGCTCCGGTATATTGCCATCTGAGATATCTCCGTTCGGATCACGATAAATCAGCCATTCATCCACGCACTCAGAGCATGCGTAGGTTTCCTCTGGCGTTAGCTCTTTCGTGCAGCCTGCGCACAGAGTTCGACGTATGCTCTGCTGCTCGTAGGATTGGGCTTCTGAGGTTGTGAGCATCAATGCAACCTCGCTGCTGTGGTTTCTTCCGGTTCCTGTAACTGGATAATCATGTCGGCATCTTCAAACTGGTACATGTAGGCTTCCGCGCCATTGCCTTCCATCTTTCCCTGAACATATCCGGCTACCCAATTCATAATCATTCCGACAGAGTCAACGCCGTCACCTTCCATATCTTCGAGAAGGTCAGCGAGTCGGTCTGCGTAGTCATCTTCTAAGCTGCTCATAGCTAACTCCACATTCTGTATTGATACTGACTCCTACCCTTTGGCTCTGTCCGGTACTCAGGCAATAGGGCTCCCACTACCCACAGGCGTGGGTCAGCGCTAAGGTGCTTAGTTGTTTGTACGTTTCGGGAGTGGTAGAGAGTGATTAGTTGGTTGGCTTCGTCGGTTGTCATTGGCGGGTGATAGAAATACGTTCGCTTCATTTCATCAGCATCCTCCACCAAATCGGCAGTACCCAATAAGGCCATGTGATGCCGATAGTTATTGACCTTATGTACTGCGATACGGTTTCTTTCCTGCCCATTCCGTCATGCGCCCACTGGGTGACAATCCCTGCCACCCACATGTAAATTGCCAGTGCTATGTAAGTCATGCCGCATCTCCGAATCTGGCTTTCCACTCCAGCGCTAATCTGGCTTCGTCAGACCACTTCACATTCTTTTCGGTACCGAATGCCTGAATAAGCTCCAGAAGCTCTGCAAACTCCCCTACGCGCATCTTGCTGGTTGACTGGCCTATCACCACGAATCCGTTGCCGGACAGGTTAGGCACAACGTCCTGCTGCTTTAACGCCGCTGTGAAGATGCACTTCCAGCTTTCAGCATCAAGCCATCGACCATGCCATTCGACCTGACGCGAGACATCACCCAGGCAAGCCCAGAGTTTGCGATTCTGGTCTATGCTGCGGTTGCGCTCTTGTACTGTGACGATTATTGGCTTGGTTGGGTCGGGGAAGATTTGCTGTATTGCTTGAATGGCGTTCTGCTGATGAATGGGGCTTCTTAGTTCAAACGTTAGTTTCCTCATCACTTACCTCGATAAGCTTGATATCTTCTAATTCGAATCTTCCAGTGCAAGACGAAATAGCTGCCTGTCGAGCTGATTCAGGGTTGCTTCCGTAGAATGGTTTTTTGTTATTGGTATATGCGTTGTGCGATATCCAATCTTTGTATGTAAACAAATACCAGCTCATACTCACTCCTTCACTTTGATTCCAGCGGCGCGGACAAGCGGCGTCCATTCTTCCTGAAACGCTGTCTCATGCATTTCATCTTCTCCACCATCGAAGTCACCAGCACTTACAGCGTTACCATATGGGTCTTGGTAAGCAACGATTGAGCCTTTTGTTATTTCTTCTCTGCTGGCCTTCCAGGCTTGCCATAAGCATGTGTGGTAATCGTCTTTGTAAACATCTCCACCTATGTACTCAGCACATCCAGATATAGTTACCGAAAGAAGATTATTAACCCACTGTTCGAAAGCCTTTCTTGATTTGTCCATATTCCTCTCCATCACCTTTGTTTTCGCGGGAAGCAATTAATCCCTTCCAGAAAGACGTAATACATAACCGAATGGGCGAGCGCGGAAATTGCTCCTACCATCCACACCCTCTCTGCCTTTTAGTGCCAGCTGTAGTCGAATGAATATGACTCGTACTGGTAGAACGCCAGAAGCATTCCGTACATAGCCAGTTGCCAGAGAGCATTCAGAAACCAATACTTTTTCCTGCTCATCATTCCTCTCCATCAGAGTGCTGGGGTGTTAAAGCTCTTGGCATTCGTACGGATAAACGTCGATGATTTCATTTCCCCATCGGCAGCAATATCGCTCAAGCTCAGAGTCATCTCCATAAACCTTATCCACTACCCATAGCTCATCATCTTTCCTTGGGTGGTCATCTCGCTCGCTCCAGTTTTCAATCATTCTTACTTTCATGTTCGCACCTCTCTCAGTCTCTGGTTGATAAATGCAGTCAGTGGGTTGGCTAAGCCAAACGTAAACGGTGCATTCTTGCGATACAGCCACACCTTCTCGCAGCCTAACCACTCACGATAAACCTCACCCTGTTTGCTTAGCGATGCCAGAATCTGCGCGGTCATTTGCAGGTCTACTCCGGTTTCTTCTGAGATAACCGATGACGTGCCTTCGCTTCCGCTCTCCAGCCAGTCCAGAATTGCCTGGCGACGGTTGGCATGAAGCTCAGTCAGCCTATAACGCTTGATGCCGTTATGGACACTGTGGATTTCAAGCTGGCCTGATTCTGTGAGTTCACGGAGTAGTTGAGTGATGCGGGATTTTGGTGCGCCGGTAAGCTGGTGAAATTCTCTTGCAGATGTTGGTTTGTTGCTTTCTAGGTGGTTGAGTATTTTGTCTCGTGTGTTCATTTAAAACTCCGATACGTTCTCCTGTCGCCATACCTCGTCGTATTCAGACTTCGGCATGTTTGCGACGTAGTTGTAAGGTGATGCACCGTCCAGCTGAAGGAACTGGTGAGACTGGTCATCCAGGAACAGCGGTACGCCTCCCTCCCATCCCTCTCCGTTACGCTGTTTTTCGAGCATGAGAACGGAAGCTGGCGATGCCAGAAGTTGTTCATCTTTCTCGCTGAGTTGCTCACCTGCCTGAACGCGCTGTAACGCCCTCTCTCGGCCTTTGTTACGCCAGATGATAAACAGGTTGTCTGTGAGGTCGGTAATGGCTCCAGAGCCTTTTACGTCCATCTTCCCGGTAGGCTTTTCCTCGCTGTCTCCTTTTCGGGAGTGAGTGACGAGGATAATGTGAGAGTTGGTTTTGTTCTTGAAGTCACACAGCGCATCGACAAACGCCTTCTGCCCGTTGTAGTCGTCATCGCCAATCCCGCACTTCATTAGACTGTCGATGATGAATAACTGGATGCCGTAGCGACGGCGGGCATAGGTGAATATTTCAATCAGGCGTTCAGCCTTAGCAGTTCCGGTAAGACCGAATATCCATAACCGGTCATCGTAGAAGTTGAATGCTGATTCGATTTCAAGAACTGGCGGCATCTTGCAGCAGGTGGCCTGACGGGTAAGGCGCTTGAGAAGCATCCCGGGCTTAAGCTCAAGCGAGGCAACGCAGGTTTTAACCCCCTGCCTCATCGCTTCCAGAGACATGTGACCGACCACTTCAGTTTTACCGTGTCCGTTCACGCCGTTGACTAGGGTTAGTTCGGCCTCGCGGAACTGGAAGTTATGCGCCAGTGTTTCCCATGGTGGGTTGAACAGATATTGCTGCTTGCCGTAGAAGGCGTTGATGGTGTCCTGGTAAAACTCTCTTGCGCTGTACAATTCCTCAGGGTCGAAGAATGCCGCACCTTCCAGGCATTGCCAGATGACATCTTCAGCAATCCCCTCCATTAGGCACTCGTTGATGTCCTTGCGTGGTAGCTTCACCATGCGGCAGCGATGCTCTCCAAGGCGGCTTGCTATCTCTCTGGCGGCTTCCTGTCCAACTTCGTCGTTGTCCATTGAGATCCAGATTTCTTCGAAGCGGTCGAGGTTATGAAACTCAAACTCAATCCATTGCTGCTTAGCGCCCTTGCCACCACCGAACGGGACTGAAAGAGCGTTCACGCCGTACTGCGAGTAGCTCATGCAGTCGATTTCACCCTCACACAGCACAACCGAACGTACCTTGCTGTCCAGCGCCTGCCATCCGAAAAGGCAAGGCTCACAATCGCCCTCAGCCATGATGACCTTCTTCCCGTTAGGTCTTTCAGTGCTGATGCGTTTGACCTGGATTAACTCTCCGTCTCGTTTATACGGAAATACCAGAGCTTCAAGTTCCCTCTCGCCATTCCAAACCTTGCCACTCACCACCTCAAAGACTTTTGCTGTCTCAGCTGAGATACCCCTGGATTTCAGATATTCGATATGGTGTTCAGACTTGTTGCAGTATTTGGCGACTTTCTTGCGATCAGGACGAGAGAATTTCTTTTCCCGCTTTGCATCGAAGTGGTGATCGTCGTCCCTGATTCCGATGAATGCCTTGGCTTCCTGCATTGCCTGATGAAGATTTATACCCCGACAGGCCATCCACAAATCCAACATGTCTCCGCCATCACCTTCAGCGAAATCAGCCCATTTCTTCTTGCCGTTCAGGTTAACCTTCAGGCTATTCCCTTTGTCGCCATGTACGTTGCCGGCAACCCACTCGTGCCCGTCTTTTTTGCCGTTCGGCAACAGGTGCGGCGCAACCCTGTCTACCTGCGCCCAAAGCAGGTCACTCAGTTCACTTGGTGTCATGCTGACCTCAGGTTGAGACGATTAAACCAGAATGCGACGAACGCAGCACTAAGCCAGCCATGACTGTAGCCAGCGATAAGTAACGATTTGATTCTGGATTTCATGCATCACCTGTCCCAAAAAACTAAACCGGTTTTCGATACGGTGATGGCTGATGATGACTTGGCTTGTTGTGCTGCGGTTACAGGCTTCTCGTCGTTCCAGCGCTGACCATTGAGGTACGTCGATGGATGAAGCTTGTCGAAGCCAAACTGAACTCCAAGGCGATGCTTGATATCGTCTGCCAGAAATCTTGCAAACTCACCTGGCGAACCTTTGGTATCTTTCCGCCAAAGAGTGAACTGAGTTCTGAATGCTGACTTCGCGTTTTTCTTCCCGGTCTTATGCATTCCAGCGCACCAGAAGATATTCTCAAAAGCCTGGTCCGTTTCTTCGTGCTGGTCAGATGATTTTTTCTGCTTCACCTGAACCTGTTCAGGCATAGTGTTTTTATCTTGTATTTCTTTCTTTTGAATAGTGTCTTTTGTGTCCCCCTGTTTTGAGGGATATGACTCCCTCAATTTGAGGGATGTTTTATCCCCTGTTTTGAGGGATATTCCCTCGTTTTGAGGGATGCACCATTCATTGATGTTTTTATTTGGGCCAAACATACCGCCCTGCTGCTTGATAATCCCCATTCTGACCAGTTCCAGCTTGGCTTCGTTACAACGCTTAACTGGTAATTTTGTGATCTCCGATAACTGAGAATCACTGATTCTGTCCATGGCCTTATTCCAGCCATAGGTCTTTCTCAGAATCGCCAGGAGGACTTTAAACTGACGCTTGGTTAGGTCAGCACCGGAGTAGGCATCAAGAAGCGTGTTGGATAGCTTGGCATAGCCATCTTCCAGCTCTGCCACTTTTCTCTCCACCGGGGCTTTGACCGCCCCGAAATCTGCGTATGCGACGTTGCTCATTCGGGTTTCTCCAGTTTACGTTTGCTCAGTTCAAGCGCCTGCTTTAACTTCTCAGCTGCTTCTCGGCTAAACGTACGGATGAACCTTTCGCGAGCTACATTTTTGTGTATTTCGTCCTGGATAAATCGTTGCTTAACCATTAAAATAACTCCTGTTACTTGGCGTAACACAGTGTGCTTAAGCGTCCAGACTGCTACCAACAGCTGGACGTTTTTCTTTTGTGAGATAACTAGCCAGCCGCTTTGTCAGCTCAGCCATTTCCTCGTCTTCGATTCCGTATTCCAGAACCGCCAGCATCATGCTCACCTGAGAGAAGAAACCGTTCTTCCACCGGCTTACCTGGTATTCAGGAATGCCCATGGCTTTAGCGAATGTCTTCTGACCCATCAGAGCCAGCTTGTTTAGCAAGGTCGATTCGATACGAGCCGCCTTCTTGCTTTGAGTTGCAATTCCATTCATGCAATATATTCCTTAGTTAATAAGTAAATACGCATCGTTTGATGCGTTGGTTGTAGGGACGAAACATCCCTGGCCTAATTGTGTAAAGAGCGGTACTGCTATTACTTAAGCTGCCTGGCGATAGGCGTTTTCTTGGTACTTCAGGGCTCCAGCTGTAACGACTTCTAGTCGATAGGCGTCTTTCTCTGGGATCACTTCCTTCCACTGAGAAACCGCTGCATCACTAATGCCTAAAGCCTTAGCAACAGCTCGCTGGGTTCCGAAGTGGTCAATAACTTCCTTCTTGAACATAGACTCGCTCCGAAATAAATAAAGAACACTTAAATTATCCACTAAAGGAATCTTAAGTCAAGTTTATTTAAGATGTCTTAACTATGAATACAACTTTGATGGGTGAGCGCATACGCGCCAGAAGAAAAGAGCTTAAGATTCGACAGGCCGCACTCGGTAAAATGGTCGGTGTCTCGAATGTTGCTATATCGCAATGGGAGCGCTCTGAGACAGAACCTAATGGTGAGAACTTACTTGCTCTCGCCAAGGCTCTCCAGTGCTCTCCTGACTATCTTATGAAGGGAGATTCAAGCCAGTCCAATATCGCCTATCACAGTAGGCATGAACCGAGAGGATCGTATCCTCTCATCAGTTGGGTAAGCGCAGGGCAATGGATGGAAGCTGTAGAGCCTTATCACAGAAGAGCTATAGATAACTGGTATGACACAACTGTTGAGTGTTCAGAGGATTCTTTCTGGCTGGACGTGCAAGGTGATTCAATGACCTCGCCAGCCGGATTAAGTATCCCTGAGGGAATGGTGATTCTCGTCGATCCAGAAGTTGAGCCGCGAAATGGAAAGCTGGTTGTCGCAAAACTTGAAGGCGAGAACGAAGCCACCTTCAAAAAGCTCGTAATTGACGCGGGTAGAAAGTTCCTCAAGCCTCTCAACCCCCAGTACCCAATGATGGAAGTTGACGGAAACTGTAAGATAATCGGCGTAGTAGTAGACGCCAAGATAGCAAACCTTCCTTAAGCCCCTCCTCTGGGGCTTTTTTATTTCCCTTTAAAAATCAGTCACAAACTTAAATTTCGAGAATTTATTTAAGTTTTCTTCAAAATCAACTTGACCATTAAATTAAGAACACTTAAATTTAAGCCATCAGCAGGACGCTGGTAGCCAAACGGAACTGATTGGCAGCTCTTTAACAAGATGACATGGGGATGATTCGTCCCCGCCAAAGGAAGTTTCTTTGGGGAGAAGCGGCGTGGGAAATCGGTGACACGCACAGCGTCTACGTGAGCACACTCATATTTCACGATTGGGCAGGCAGGTGGCCCAGAGAGTTCGGTGTCGTCCGACCTTGAACACATCGCCGGGGTAACGTCCGGCCTTCTCCACCAAAGCAACCACTGGAGATATCCAATGAAAGCCAGAGAGATTCGTAAACTCGAACGTGCTCGTCAGCACAAAGAGATGAAAGCCTACTGTAAAAAGATTGACCGTGCATTTTCACGGCTGTCGGAAGGCTGTAGTGAGCGCGTAACCAAAGCCATTTCGCTTGCCGGAACGCGTCAGAAGGAAGTTGAAGTAACCGCGGTTAAGCAGAACCGCACCTACTACCGGGACGCTAACCCACTCGGTAACAAAATTCACGCCGTTCAGCGCATGAAGCTGAGCAGTAAGCCACTTATTTGAGGTGAGGGAATGAATAATAGAATTGATGGAGAGATTATCAGGGGCGTCATTAATGACCCTCGACTTTTCTCAGGAATAAAACATTCAAGGTCTGGTGCATCTCAGCTTTTTGGTGAGCGCATAGTCAAAGGCGGGAAACTCATCCAAGAATGCGACTTTGAATTAACGCCACCAGTAAAAAGCTGGTATTCAAAGGAAATTGATGGGGTTTGGCATTGGGTTGAAGGTTGCGATCACTGCAATGGCTCTCCTCAGGATTGGGCGTATTGCAGATGCGAAAAGCACGATGTTTGTGTCGATTGCGGCATTGATAGAGAGCACGCATCAACTTCACAAACCATAGCTGGAATTGGAGCTGTCTGGGGTTGTCGCGGTGGATGGCGATGCAATGATTGCCAGGAGAAAATTAATCAGGAACGCCTAGCAGCAGCTGAGGCAAGAATTATTCCTGACGATGAATATGATGAGCTGGATTTTTGGCGAGAAGATGAGGCTCGTTGCCCATGGTGTAAGGCTGAAATATCCACCGATGAATCATACGACGCCTGCGAAGAAGAACATACATGCTATGAATGCGAGCGTAAGTTCAAGCTTACAGCTGAGCATTCAGTATCGTGGACAACGATTCGCTCAATCAAATAGGCCGCATAGTCGGCCTTCTTTTGGCAGCAAGCCACAGAGGTGAATATGAACGCAGTTGAATTTACAAAATGGATGGCAGAGCAGAATATCACCGGCGCTGATGAAAAGGCTGTGTACTACATGGCTCTGCTATGGATTCACAAAGCAAAAGAGGCTGCAAAGGCTCTGGGGGAGGAGTGATGGGACGTAAATTTAAAGTGTGGTTGGATTCTGGTGCTAACCAGCACTCGAATTATGAGCAGGAAGTGGATATTGAGGAAGACTTAAACATTACATCTGATGAATGGGATGCGCTTTCAGAAACTGAGAAGGACGAGGTCATGAGAGACGTGGCGTGGGACAGAATGGATTGGGGTTTCGTTGAAATAGAAAGCGAATAGCAGCTGATAGCTAATTCTCTGAGTTAGCTATTGGGTGTAATACCGCACCGTACTATCGGAGACGATTCGATAGTGTCTGATAGATGGAAATCCCTCGTTATGTCTTTGCCGCCAGAAGTAAGGGCGGCATTCTTTTTGCCTGGAGGAAATATGAGTAACGCATTACAAATAAGCATTATTAAAACCGACGCTGGTAAATGCTTCATAACAGATTGCTCTGCTAAGGATGGTTACCATTATAACTACCATCAATCAAGAATAGCCGATCTGTACTTTGACGGTGAAAAGGCCAGCAAGACGTTTCACAGAAACTGGCTTGAGTTAAAAGGTTATCCAGAGAAGATTGAGCGTATGATTTCTGGCGAAAAAACGAATCTCCGTTACGAGTTAAAAGACCCTGACCTTGAGAGCGTGAAGTATCCTCTTACCCTTGCCTATGACGATAGAGATTCAATTGATGAAGAAATTAGGTCATCGCTCTATTCATTCTGTTTTGATGTTGTTCCAGATTACTTCGTAGAAGTTGACGCTGATTTAGTACTGATGTGTGAAGTAGAAAACTTCCGTGAGGCACCAGACTTCAACTATCCAGCGGTTAGGCGCGTTCAGTTTAGTGAAGAGCCATACAGAATAACAAACATCAATATAGCTCACTCGCTCGTAGATTGCCTGATAATTCCAGAGCCGCTTAGAGCCAGTAGCCCATGCGAAATTTCATCAAAGGAAATGTATGACCTTGTCCGGCAACATATTAAGGATAATATCAAAACATCGCTAGCTCGCATTACAAGTGATTATGACTTCTGCTTTACAGTGAAGAAAATCATTCCGCTACTTGAGCCTCATACATATTCATATCAGGACATTTTTGCCAGAACCAAAAAGCAACGAGCAAAGCTTCACTTCAAAACTGCGACATCTAAAGAAATTGAAATTTTCCAGATGACGCATGAGCAAAGCAACTACAAAGGTTACACAGCCATTAAAGGCTTTAAGGCCAGCAATGAATGGGAGCTTAAGGAGATGATTGATAATTTCCTTTCGACGCTCATGGATACCATTCACGCACCAATAGAGCAGTGTTCATGCTGTGGCGGAACAGGCTACATGCAAGACATCAAATAGCCGCCACCGTGCGGCTTTTTCATATCCGCATATCAACAGAGATTCACGAGTCTCTATCGCTATGCAATCAAACACAACATAAGGAACTACCCATGCAGACATTAAATCTCGCAGGGGCTACCCCGATGGGTAGCTTCAACGCAATCACGTCCATTCAACACTCACGCCGCAATATCCTGACCGGTGCAGACTTCAAGCAGCCTCGCGTTAAGAGCTTGCTGGAGCGTCTGGTTGAGTTTCTGAACCAAAAGGTGCAGCCATGAACAAAAAAAGAATTATTGAGCAGCAAGCTTTTTGGATGGCTGAAGACTGGAAGCCTCTGCGTGAAATAAAGAAATTAGCAAAGCAATGCGAAACGCGACTTCCTGCTCGCCTGAAGGTGAAGCTGGCTACGAAGGTCGCTAATGACATGGGGATTTTCTAATCCATGAGCATTGCAGATATCTGGTCAGAAGATGCCTTTGTGCGTCTCATGCAAGATTTAATTGGCAGCGAAGGAGGTTTCCATGCAGCCGACAACAACAATCGAAGAGAGTCAGAGGGTGCGCCGTGTAACGACGATGCAGGCTCTGCTGTGGCGTTACAGGGGTGACCGAGAGCGCATGCGTATGTATCTCAACCTGTCGCGCTTAGAAGTGCTAAATCAACGTTATTTCCTGGGCGGATGCCCGTTCTGAGGTATATATGAGCATTCAATTTTATGAGCGACTTGCTGATATACAGGCGCACTTAAACGCGCCGAAAAATCAGTACAACTCATTTGGTAAATACAAATACCGCAGTTGCGAAGATATTCTGGAAGGTGTTAAGCCACTTCTGAAAGGACTTTTCCTGTCAATTAGCGATGAAATTGTGCTGATTGGCGATCGCTATTATGTAAAAGCCACGGCAACCATCACTGACGGTGAAAATAGCCACTCAGCGAGCGCTATGGCGAGAGAAGAAGAAAACAAGAAGGGAATGGATGCTGCGCAGGTAACGGGAGCCACAAGCTCGTATGCGCGTAAATACTGCCTTAACGGGTTATTCGGTATCGATGATGCCAAAGACGCTGACACTGACGAACACAAACAGCAGCAAAGTGCACAGCAGCCTGCAAAGCAACAACAGTCAGCAAATCATGCCAAACCGCATGATTCTCGCTCTCCTCAGCAGTTCTTGACTGACTTCTCGGCATACGCACTTAAGGCGACCCTGCCAGAGCTTGAAGAAGCATGGAAGGCTGTAGACAAGAAGCTTTCTGGCACAGAGCAGCATGACAAGGCCAAGTCAGTTTATTTAGATCGCAAATCAGAAATAGAAGGGGTAGCAGCATAATGAGCATTAACGTAATCGTCGCATCCGGAAACATAGGAAAGGATGCAGAGCAGCGATGGACGCAAAACCAGAAGTGTATCGCATCATTCTCTCTTCCAGTTAAACAGGGATTTGGGGAGAGAGAAAAAACCTCATGGGTAAAGTGCATGCTGTTCGGTGCAAAGGCAGAAAAGCTTCCGCAGTATCTGACTAAGGGGATAAAAGTTACGGTGACTGGTGAGTTTGTCATGGAGGAATGGACAGACCAGAACGGCGGTAAACGATCTCAGCCAGTAATCATCGTCAATGACATTGATTTTGGCTCTTCTGGTAATAAACAAGCCACACAACAGCATTCCGAGCCAGAGCCAGATTACGACCCAAGCATTCCATTCTGATTTAACCACCAACTGAACATTCTATTTCACCTCACGGAGGCGGGTTAACCACACCCGCAATTCACCATGCATCAGAAACGCACAGCAGAAGTAATCATCAAAATGCTCGCGCAGGATGAGCGCAACTACATATCCGAATACTGGGCAGGGAAAATGCCAGGAAAGGAAGGAAGCCATACCGGTGGGATAACAATTAATTGCCGAAACCCATACTGGACAACCGAAGGTCTCTGCTCTTGGGATAACTGGTATATCAGCGCCGCAGAACTGGAAAGCGTGAAGGATGTATGCGAAGCGGAGCCGTGGGGAGGGAATGTTCTTGGTGGGATTGAGTATCGGCTGAAATCTGAATTGAGGAAAGCAGCATGAAACTAAATATCGTCGTCGGTAAGTACATCATCACCGGAACTAAGTTTGACCTTGTTCTTAGCGAAAAGAAAACAGTCACAGACGAGAAGAGCAAGAACTTTGGCAGCGAAATCACCTCCCGCCTCGGCTACTTCAGCACCTTCGACAAGCTCGTGAAAGAGCTTTGCCACAAGGAGATTCTGGAATCTGAAGCTCAGTCACTGGCAGAACTTAAAACTCACATCGACAATCTTTCCTCTGAGCTTGGTGACGGAGTTAACGACTTTCTGGAGCGTGCACAATGATCGGATTAACGTACGACCCGGGCATCACTCCAAACGAACTCGTAGCCCGCCACCGATTCAAACCCATCAACGATATCCCACGCGAAGAAATGCTGAAGCGCAATAGCTTTCAGAGCGTTAACGAGAACAAATTCCTGACAGCGTGGTTAAACCAGAGGGCGAAGAAATGATGAATGCTAAAGAACTTGAACTTAATCTTAGTGATTCACTTCGGCGCGAGGATGTTCTGAAAGAGAAGCTTGCAGAGTCTAAGCGCGAGCTACGTGCTGCTGATGCGACCATCGAGAATCTGCAGATGAAGGCTGAGAAGCTGGCTGCGGAGAATGCGGGTTTGCTGCCTAAGGCTGCGAGCGAGCTGTCAAATGCCTGGGTGCTTCATAAATACCTCATTGGCATTCAAGCGGCGATTATGTATCTGGATAATGGCAACAAGACTGCTGCTCAGGAATGGCTGTACGGAACTATTGCTGGTCCGGGATTTGAGTTCCCTGATGAGGTGGAGGACATCGACGCATGGGCAACTCATCAGATGCGCGGCAGCATCAGCCATCAGCAAGCGATCGAAATCATCAAAGCAGAAACACCAGCGACCGACGCTTTCCTGGCTGAAGTGCGGGCGCAGGGTGTGGAGATGTTTGCCGCACATAAGCGAGAACGACAGCAGGCTCTGCGTAGCCGAAGCATGAGGATGTCTGAAGAGGCTGCTGGCATGGCCGCTGATGCTGAGAACTTCGCCGACGAGCTTCGCAAAGGAGTGCAGTCATGACGCGCATCCGTAACTTCGGCTGGAATCGACTCAAGCTGGCAACACTTTCTTACGAAGAGATAAGCACCCTCGAAGAGCAGGTTAAGCAGGAGCACGCCTGCAAAGATGGCATCCACATGTACGACAAAGCAGGCCGAGACAAGCTCGATGCTCTGAGCTGGGCCGTATACAACAAACAGAAGCGGGAGGCCTCCCAATGAGCAACATCGACAAACTGAAATCAGCCGCAGCAAAAGCGGTCGATAACTTCGACCCGAATATGTTCGTGGAAACTCGCGACGTGCTGGCGCTGCTGGATGAGCTGGAAGCCGCAGAAAAGAAGACTGTCGAAATGCCAACCTTCGACGGCTATGTGCCACACGTTGCGCGAGAACTTCAAGCGGCATTCCGCATCGCCTGTGATAACGCTGGCATCAACGTCGCCGCCGCAGCCGGTAAAGGAGATTGAGCATGGCTACTAATAAAACTTTAGAAGCGGCCAACTTCTGGCAGATTGAACGTGCGAAGTTTGAAGAGATTCATCCCGATCAGCGCATCATGCTGAGCCGCATTGAAGAGCAACTCAACAGCAACATTATGGCTGCTGTCATCCTTCTGAATGACTTCTCTTTCTCCATTCGTGAAGTTGAACGCAAAGCCGAAACGAAGAAGGGTTAACCCATGAGCACACTTACCAAAGAATGGCTCCAGCAGACAATCGCTGAGCTTGAAGAAGAGCGCGATGCTGTGCCCGGCGTTGTAAACGTAGATGCGGCTATGGCGCTGGCGGCGATGAAGCTGGCGCTGGAATCGCTCGAAGCGAAAGATAAGATTCCGGAACTGCGTCAGGTTATTTATCATTTCCGCGATTGGAATGAAGGTTTTCCGATTGAGCGGTTCAAGGCCGACTACGTAATTAGTTGGATGTTGGCAAATTATCCTCCAGCTCAGCCAGCGGCGGTATCTGTGCCCGCTGCGATGGAAATGGATGATGACTTTGACAGCGCGTTTGAACACGGAAAAGCTGTCGGCTGGAACGCCTGCCGCGCCGCCATGCTTCAGGGTGCCGAACCTGTAACGACGGCTTACAAGTTGCCAGAAGAAACCGGTTCATCTTTGCAATTGCGTAATCTCATCCGTCAGCGCCATGCTGAGTGGTCACAGGCCACGTTCGGTGATGTTGGTCCTGTCGGCCCGCTCAAGCATCTGTCGAAAGAGGCACTCGAAGCAGCAGAGGAACCTGATGATCTCAGTG